TTGCGCTGTCCACTCAGGCTCCCCAATCCACGGGATATGCTTAGATAGACGCCACGCAATGGATATAAAGTTAAAAAATCTCATCCCTAAACGGCTGCTTGCTCTGGTTGGGGTTGCATCTGCTGCATTTGCTGCATGATTTGTTGCGCCTGCGATGCTTGCTGGTCTTCCTCAGACGGAATCATACCAGTTTGCCGCAAGTAATCTTCCACATCTGCTCGCATTGAGCGAGCATTGTTAGTGTCTACTTGCTCGTACCCAGCCAACAGTTGGTCTAGTCGGGCCATAATTGCTTGCTGACCTTCTGGGCTAATCTGCAAGCCAGCCTGCCTCGCCTTCTCAAGGTACTGCATTAACACGCCAATTCGTGCTGGATGCTCGTTAACCTGCCCAGCAGGAATCATTTCTCCGATTAGTAGGGCCGGAAGAATCTGTTGCTCGTCCGTAACTTCACTTGCTGCTTTCTCGTTCGGGTCTTGAACCAGTCTAGGAATAAGGGAGGGGTCTTCCAGTTCTAGGATAGACTTGTCTAACTCAACCTGATTGATCCACGGCGAGTTCATAAACAACTGCTTACGCTGCACCGCTTTGTTAAGCAGCATAGCTTTGCTCACCATATCCATACCGCCCCGTGGCTCCAACTGATACTCGTCGTGCAACGCAACAGGGTCAACGGTGAGACTGTCTTCAAGAAATCTATACTGTAGACTTTTCTTATCAAACTGAAGGAGCACGCTCCACGACATGCGGAACAAGTCTCCCAAAGCTTGACGGAAGAGGCGCAGACGCAAATCCATATTCTGCTGCGCTTGAGCGTTAACAGATTCGATCTCAGTGGCAGTGCGGCGATCCCTGTCCGCCATTATTCCATAGTCGGGAACGGTAACTCGCTGCTCGGCTATAGACTGCGTCTGCTGAACCTCTTTATCAAAGTCCATTGGAGTGCTCGGCATTTGAACCGGAGCGATGCCAAAAGGCAGGATTTGGCCGGGATTTAGCCTTAAATTAACACTATTAGGCAAGTCTCGCTCGGCTCGGAACAGCGGCTTGTTGAACAGCGTAAAGGCGTCCATCTTCTCGTTCCAGATTTTGCACATCGAAGCCTCGAAAGGTGCAAGCACTTCGCAAACTCCGCGAGGTGAATACCAGCCGCCGTCAGTAATCTCATACTTAGTAACAGCAAAAGGAGGTTGACCGTGATCAAACGGAACCTCCATAGCGTCCCGCAGCGGAATCTCTGGGGCTTGCGGAGAAAAGCATTCCATCATCCACTTGCCGTCTTCGTCCCGCGTGTAAACTTCCCACACAATTATCTGATCTTCGTCATTAGAATGTGTGATGCCCTCACGAATCTCTCGCTCGTACTTCAGATCATCTGTGATGCCGGAGTCCTTAGCGTTGCCGCCCTTAATGCGATCAATGGTTTCCTTACTGGTATCGTAAATACCAGAACGCTTGTAGTGTTCTAGGCTCATAGGCATGACCTGCGTAATGCGATCAGCCGTATCCAGACCCTTCGTCCACGGTGGAACGATCATATACATTGGGTCTACCGCTTGGAACTCAACCTGCTTCTTGTCAGGGTTCCAGTAAATCTTCATAACCCCCTGACCACTGACAAGCATGTGGTCAATCCAACTCATTACCTCAGTGGCGTAGTTGCTCTTCTCGTTTAGCTTGTAGCTAAACCAATGCTCTGCCGCCGTAGTGAACGCACCCAACTGCGAACGCATCGGCACAAAGGTTGCCAGCACGTCTAGCCCCATTGCTTGCTGAAAAAACGCAGGCTTGAGCTTGTTGATGGTGGTGTCGATTAAGGGGAAATGAAAGTCAGAGGCGTTAGCCCACGGTTTCTGGCGGCGGCGCAAGCCGTCATTCCGCATCTGATACCATAGGGATTGTCGCGTTTCCCATCGTGCGCGACTAGCGACATCCTCAACGATGTCAGTGTAAAGTTCTTTGCTCATACTACTTGCCGTAAGTCGTTTTCTTTTTCTTCTTTTTACCTTTACCGTAAGTCATCTTCAAATTCCCCCCTGCACGGGTGTCTTACTCTCTTGCCCGCCCAAGCTGTTATCATTGCTATTTCCACTGAGACTGCTGACTCTATGCATCCATCGCATACGCTGCCACGACAAACAGTATCGTAAGCTACGATTTGCCCAATCTCCCCGCACACAAAACAAATACCTTCATCCGTCTTAGCGGGCTTTAATGCTGACCGCTGTAAATGCAAAATTTACTTGACTGCTAATACCCTACAAACATGCCTTCTGGCAAGCAATCTTCTTTAAAACTTGCTTCGGCGTCTTCGGTTAACTCAGCAAGAGTAGGACGAGTTATGCCACTAAACCTCTCCCACGTTCCCCCTACGCCGCCGCCGCACGAAATGCAGCCCATCACTGCATCCGCACGGTCAGGACTGTCTAGGCCGCGAGAACGCATCTTGTCCTTCGGCTCCAGCCCCAGCTTGCCTGTTCGGCTGACCTCGGCCCTGCGTGTCACCATCTGCTGGTGTAACATACCGTCATCGGGCAGGATAATCTCCCTCTTCTCTATAATTCTTGCGGCAACATGCCACATCTCTGCGGAGCGATTGGAGTACCTGCTATCAAACGGCTTCGAGCCAAAATTCACCCTATGGATGTCGTAGCCCGCATCCATAAGTGCATCACACAACGGAAGACCTAATCCGCCTTCGTCAGCGTAGATTTCATCCTGCGCTAGGTTGTGCTTCTTAATTAAATTCAATATCTTGCCGATAGTCACGTTAGTGTTCTTTTCCCGCCACGTTACCATCTCTACCACTTTATTGCCGTTGCGCAACGCAAACACACACTCGTCCCCGCCAGCAGCAAAATCAATGAAGGCAACCCGCATTCCCGTCTGCAACTCAGGCGGGTTCTGCATACACTGCTCCAAAGACTTTTGGTTCAGGACAAGCCCCTCGCTGCTATCGTCCACAAACTCCCCATAGATCATCGAACGTATCAGCGGACTATTCTCGCCGTACATCTCAATCTGAGTGTCAATCCACTCTTTTGTAAGATGAGGGCAGTCAAATGCGGTAACAGTGTGACAATCCCAGAACTTGCGCTTCTTTGTAAACGATTCGTAGAACTCGCCCGCAGCAGCTCCGGGGCTGCTCATAATTAAAAGTCGTGATGGCTGGCAGCGAGCAATGGCTGTGAAGATAGGATCAGGGACAGTCTTAGCCTCATCGACAATCATCAGAAGGTTCTCTGTCGGCCCCTGCCTGTGCCAGCCCTCAAACTTGCCTGCGTCATTCGTACTAAAGCCAATAGCGCGGCTGCCGTTGGAAAACTCCAGTTCGTTGCTAGTCGCCCTCCAGCCGTGACCCAGCCCACGGACGTATTCCTTTAGCTTCGGCCAAAGCTGGCCCTCCACCTGACGCCAGACCCCAGCCGTGGTGACCACAAGACTTTGGGGGAAGCGAACCATATGCCACAAGATAGCGGATGCTGCGACAACACTTGTCTTACCAGAGCCGTTAGCCGCCTTCAGAGCTACCTGACACTCCTTCGCCTCCAAAGCTTCCAATACGTCCTGCTGCCACTGGTACGTCTCTAAGCCCAGAAAGTTCTTTGGAAAGTTGCACAGACGGCTGGCCTCCTCTAAAACCTCCTGCTCTTTCGCAATAGCCTCCAAAGCCTTATGCTTACGCTTCTCGTCTGGGGAAAGGATAAGTGAGGGAGCAGGGGCTGGCTTAATCTTGCGGCGAGGCACGATAATGTCCCGCTCACCCTTACGCTTAGGAGGCTCACCTTTCTTAAAGACTGGCTGAACAACCAGTGATTTAAGCTTCTTCTTCTTCTTAGCGGGCATTAGTTGCGAGTCTTGATCCGCTCTGGAATCGAAGACAACTGCGAGAGAAGCTCAGGCGAGATACTGCTCTTCGCGGACGAATTGTCGCTTCCAGCCGTCTTCGGACTCCAGTGCGGAAACCGCGACTGTAGGAAAGACAATGCCAGCTTCCCATCACGGCTCTCTAGAATCTTGTCGATGAACGCCTCCTCGGCGCGAGCTTGAGCCGCCAGCACCTGTGCGTTGAACTTAGGCTTCTCCTTACGGAGTTGATCAACCCGCTTCGCACTGATGCCGCAGGCGGCACAGGCTCCAGTCAGGCTGACACCCTTAGAAAGCTTTTCAAGAAACAGATCGAGCGTCTCGCCCGTTAGATTCTTCTTCACCGATATCTCGGACATAGGAAAATGGTACCATTAAGTTAAAACGTGTCCAGTTCTTTTTGGGGGGGATGTATAGGGAGGGGCGCGATGGGGTGGTGGTATCCCCCCGTGGTCGCGCACGATACACGCGCCTGCTACCCGCGCAAGCCTGCATAAGCTCCCCTTATCCCGCTATCAGAAAAACTTATATTTCGCTGTACGCTCGCGCAATCTCCGCCCGCTCTACCATAGCGAAAGCATACGCCAACGCCGCACGCACAATCCTCGCGCCTAAAAATAGCAAAGCCCCAGAATGCGCTGTGATGCGTTTTCTCATGCGGATAGTATTCGGACACCGAAGCATAACCTTATGGCCTCATACAGCAACCTCGCGCCATTACGGCCATATCCCCAACACGCAAGCGAACCCACAAAAGCAGGCCAAACCCTCGCCAACCTTGCCCGCCTCAAACGGTATCGTTTGCCCGCCAACGCCAACCCCAACGGCCAACGCCAACGGCGACCGGATAAAACTTGCGGGCAATGTGCTTTTACTCTTGCGCACTGGTACAATCTATGGGAGTCTTAACCCGTGCCGCGCATGTGTGGCACTCGCAGGAGATGGCTTCCCGCGATTGACAACAGCCCGCAAGCCACGGGCAAATGAAAGGTAAAGAAATGTTCACCGAACAAAAAGCAAAGGAAATCCGCACCGCTATCAACTCC